CGCAACATAACACCCTACGCCACTAGCACTCTGGGGCCCACATTTGATCTAGTTCCTGTTGAGAAGCAAAAGGACTTGATGATCAATCATGCTAGGATGTATGCCCAGCAAGAGTACGATCGTATCATGGAACTGGTCTCAGTACTGGAAAAACAAGCACAAGACATTCGTCGTAGACTTGATGTGACTGACGCAGTATATGCCGCAGAATACAATTTTCAGATTGTGATGGGCCACTGCTATTGGTTGGTATGGCACAAGCGACACGGAAAAAATCTCCTGGTACTCACCGGATCCAACGACTGGAATACCGGTGTACCAGAAGATTATCAATACCTAATGCAGGTCCGATACATGGGCGATCATACCTGGCAAGAAATAATACCTTAGTGCTACTTGATTAGAATAGCTCTTTGTGCTATAATTACATATTAAACGGAGAACACAATGCCCTGGATTGAAAACGTAGCCGCCGCTGATGTGCCCATGAGGTATCATCACAATGCTGGCCCTAACTCGATGTTGATCCAAATTATGGATCCTGCACCCAGCTGGTGGCCGGAGCCGGCGCACGACTTTAAGGAAACTCATCGTTTTGAATTCTTGGATGCCGAAGACAAAGACGGCTTTCCTGACGAAGCCAAGATCTCAGACGAGCAAGCCGCAGAGATTGTGCGCCTGTTACAGCATGCATTGAAGAAGCGCATGAACGTGGTTGTACATTGCATGGCGGGCCTGTGCCGTTCAGGTGCAGTAGCAGAGGTTGGTGTTATGATGGGATTCAAGGACGCCGAGCGAACTCGTATTCCTAATCTGCGTGTCAAGCACCGGTTGATGAAACAACTGGGCTGGACATACGATGAAAATGAAAAGCCAGACGACGAAGCCTGGCGCCGGATGAACTTAGACTTCGAATGAAACAAATCATAGTCAATGGCACATTTGATATCGTACACTCTGGACATCTAGCATTGTTAAATTATGCTCGAAGTTTAGGTGATTATCTTATAGTTGCCATTGACTCTGATCGAAGAGTAAAAGAATTAAAAGGCGCTGATCGTCCTGTAAATACACAAGCGGAACGGCAAGAACTCTTGAGTAATCTACGCTCAGTGGATGAGGTTAGAATATTTGATTCTGATCAAGAGCTTGTCGACATCATTGCAGAATGTGACATAATGGTCAAAGGTTCTGACTATCGTGGCCGTCCTATTGTGGGTCAGCATGTGATATCAGACATAGTATTTTTCGAAAGAATACATGGATTCTCAACCACAGAAAAAATTCAACATATTGCTAATAGGTGACACTTGTGTAGATGTGTATCAGTATGGTACCATTGATCGACTAAGCCCCGAAGCACCTGTGCCTGTGTTTGTTCCTGCCTACAAAGAAGAACGCGAAGGCATGGCAGGCAATGTTTATGCCAATCTTGTTGCACTTGGTTGCACAGTTAATCTGCTCTGCGGTCACGCTAGCAAGAAAACCAGGCTCATTGACCAACGCAGTCGGCAACAGATAGCTCGCATTGATGAAGATGTGCAGTCAACTCCAGTACGGTTTGCCACAGCGATTCCCGCATACGATGCCATTGTAATCAGTGACTACGCCAAAGGTGTGGTAGACTACAAACTTATCTACGATATCCTGCAGGAAGTAAAGTGTCCAGTATTCATTGATACCAAGCTAACAGACTTGGAGGTCATGCAAGGTGCATGGGTAAAAATCAATGAACTGGAATACAGTAAAATCAAAAGTGAATGTTCAGGATTGATTGTCACTCGCGGTTCTAAAGGGGCAAATGTTGTACACCACGACATTCATTGTCCGGCACCAGCAGTCGAAGTTGTGGATGTCACTGGTGCAGGCGACACGTTCTTGGCCGCACTGGCATATCAGTACTTGGTGACCAACGATATCAAATCAGCGGTAGAGTTTGCAACTCATGCGGCATCAATCACCGTACAACATGTGGGTGTGTATGCCCCTACACTAGAAGAAATCAAATGACAAGATTAAACGGATTTATAGACAAGGGGTGGGGTTCAGAATTAATCTGGGCAACCAACGACAAGTACTGTGGCAAGCTACTTAAATTTAACAAGGATGCAAGATTCAGTATGCACTTCCATGCTGAAAAAGATGAGAGCTGGTATGTGCTAGATGGACTGTTCAAAGTGGTGTTCATTGAAACACAGGATGCAAGCCAACACGATGCAGTTCTCAAACCTGGCACAACCTGGCGTAATCGTCCACTGCAACCGCATCAGGTCATTTGCCTAGAAGCAGGTACTATCATTGAAGTAAGCACTCCAGACTCTGTAGAAGACAACTATCGAGTGTTACCCGGAGACAGCCAAGCATGAAATACATGATTGATATTGATGGTACCATATGCAATAACACCAATGGTGATTACCAAAGTGCTGTTCCGTTTGTGGACAGGATTGCACATTTCAACAGCCTGTTTGATCAGGGTCACGAGATACATTACTGGACAGCCAGAGGCGGTAATTCGGGCATTGACTGGACTACACTCACACAACAACAATTTGCCAATTGGCAGGTAAAGTACACAACATTAAAATTGGGCAAGCCTGTATACGACATCTGGGTTGATGACAAAGCAACGAACATCGAGACATATCACAATGAAAATATTACTAACCGGTCATAAAGGCTTTATTGGTAGCCACTTGCTGAGATCTTTAGAAGCCGACGGACACGAAGTCGACACCTTTGACTGGGACGATGGCAACATGCCCAGCGTTATGGAACAAGACTGGGTTGTGCATATTGGTGGCATCAGTTCAACAGTTGAACGTGACATAAACAAAGTTCTCACGCAAAACTTTGATTTCAGCAGACAGTTGTTTGACGCTTGCAAACGTTTTGGTGTTAACATGCAGTATTCCAGCTCAGCAAGCATATATGGTATGGGGCAAGTGTTTACCGAAGATGCCCCACCAGACCCACGCACACCGTATGCCTGGAGCAAATACTTGTTTGAACGCTATCACACACAACACCAAGGTGGTAACGTGGTGCAAGGTTTTAGATATTTCAATGTGTATGGCACCGGTGAAGCTCACAAAGGTGGCCAAGCTAGTCCTTTTCATCAATTTGCAAAACAAGCAAAGGAAACTGGCAGGATCAAGATTTTTGAAGGAAGCGAACGCTATCACAGAGACTTTGTGCCAGTACAAGATGTTGTGGACATGCACTTGAGATTTCTCACAAAACCCACAAGTGGAATATACAATGTAGGAACAGGGCGAACTCAGAGTTTTCGAGCAGTGGCTGAACAATCTAATGTGCCCATTGACGAAATCCCCATGCCCGAACACTTAAAAAATAGCTATCAAATGTACACTTGTGCCGACATGACTCGAACAAATCAGGTACTAAACGGTTGACCAATAATTACCAATGTGCTATAATTAACAATTAAAGAAAGGAGCACAAGATGCCAGCAGTATTTTTAGTCAGTGACACGCACTTTGGACACGCCGGTGTCTGTCGCTTCACGCACCCTGATGACGACACAGTGAAATTGCGTCCCTGGGACGATCCTGATGAGATGGACGAGGCTATGATCAAGAATTGGAACGATCGTGTGCGTCCTAGTGACAAGGTGTACCACTTGGGTGACGTTGTTATCAACCGCAAGGCTTTGAAGACATTGGCTAGGTTGAACGGGGACAAGGTATTGATCCGCGGCAACCACGACATCTTTCGTGATGACGAGTACAGAGAATATTTTCGTGAGTTACGTGCATACCATGTGATGAACGGAATGATCTTGAGTCATATCCCTGTGCATGAGGCTTCATTGGGTCGCTTTGGTGTAAACATTCACGGACACTTGCATGCCAGCCGTGTGAAGAAGGCACGTGGTGTTGATGCCAAGACTGGAACTGTGTTGTACTCTACTGAGATTGATCCCCGGTACCATTGTGTATGCGTGGAGCAAACTGACTTTGCACCTATCTTGTTTGAAGATGCTATCCAACGCATTGAAGCAGAAGGTGGCGTAGTTGGGTTTAGATCCGGCAACGGACCTACTATGTAAAAATAGGCCCTGCGGGGCCTATTTTTTTTGACTTACATTTTATAAATCTGTCTTGCTTCGGCAGTGGTCGCTATTGTGCCGCCTAGGTCCTCAATGATGCGCCGACCTTTTGTCACAAGCTCCGCATTGGTCTTGGCCAACTGTCCTTTGGACAAATAGATGTTGTCTTCCATGCCCACGCGAACATGCCCGCCATACAACCAAGTTGCGGCCAGCATGGGCATTTGTTCTCGGCTTATACCAAAGGCACTCCACACGGCCCCTTCTGGTAGCTGCCTACGTGCGTAGTCTATTGTTTCCACCGTATGGTCCCAGCCATACTTTATGCCCATGGCAAACTGCCATATGGCACCAGGTTTGATGATACCTTCTTGACAAAACTCTTTGGCCAGTCGCAGGTCGCCGCTGTCAAATAACTCTAGTTCAGGCTTTGTTCCCACAGATTGTATTAACTCAATCATTTCTTTTACTACAGTTTTATGATTGATACGAACTCTGTCATCATGTTGATTCATGGTATTGAAATCTATACTACAAAAATCAGGCTTGATTTCCAGTATGTGTCGTACACGTACCTTTGCTGGATACAGCATACTATCTTTGTTGCCATTGTGCATAAACGGCTTGCCGATGGAGAAATGAGCACCAGGACCTGTGGTTAAATTAATCAGTAAGTCTCGGTTGCTTTGTTTGATCAGCTCGACTGTTCTAGCGTACAAATCTATATCCATACTACCACGTTTGGTTTCTGGATTTCTCACATGAATATGAACCACTGCCGCACCGGCTTCTGCCGCCTCCAATGATGATGTGGCAATCTCCTCTGGGGTAATTGGCAAATACGGTGTTGCATTGGGATCAGTAACTGAGCCTGTTACAGCGCAGGTAATTATTGTTGAATTCATAGTGTTCTACCACCATCTAAAACTACAATAGCACCAGTTGTAAATTTAATCACAGTTGCATAGGCAAGTATTGCGTCAGCCACTTCTTTGGCAGTTCCTACTCTGTTCATTGGAGTGATGCTGATCATCCGTGCTCGTCCGTCCGGTGTGACTGTGGTTCCAGATACTCCGTCGTGTAAATATCCTGGAGCAATAGATATAACTCTGACTGTAGGAGCCAAACTAACTGCCAACGATTTTGTCAATAAATCAACACCAGCTTTACTGGCTCCATAGGCCACGTTACTGGTGCTGGCCCGTAGCCCGGCTGCACTGGTAATATTAACTATCAATCCGTCCCCGGATGCTTTTAGTAAATTGCCAAATTCTCTTATTGTAGCATAGGTACCGTGTAAATTAACCGAGACTATCTTATGAAACATTTCATCAGTTAATTCGTGTAATTCAGAGTTCCTGATCATTTTGGTATATCCAGCACAGTTGACCAAAATATCACACCGATCAACTTGAGAGGCAGCCAACTTTAAACTAGCAGTATCGGTTACATCGGCTAGCAAGGCCAAATGATTGAGTGCATTGTTGGGCAGTTGGTTTAATCTTTGTTGTGCGGCTTCCACATCTCGTCGTACTAGTCCAATGATTCTAGCTCCGCAATCAGCCAAACGTTGAGCAGTAGCGTAACCTACTTTGCCCATGGCACCTGTGATAACCGCAGTTTGGCCTTTAAGATTATCTGGTGGGTTGAAGTTCATGTTATTAGATATATATTGCTGTGCAAGCTGCACTAGAGTTTTTTTGTCTATCTTACCAATTTCGTTTATGGGAAAGGTGTCAACGGACCAAATACGTTTTGGAATTTGATACGTGGCCAACATGGATGAAGCATAATCTATCAAGTGTGTTTCTTCCACTGGGGTCGATAGCTTGACAAATGCATAAGGCTTTTGTCCTTTGATTTCGTCGTCTAGGCCAATTATCACAGATTCGACCACAGCCGGATGTTGGGTTAACACTTGCTCAATTTCAATAGGATAGACTTTTTCTCCTCCGCACTTGAGCATGTCGTCTACACGGCCAGCATAATAATAAAATCCATGCTCGTCAACTCTAAAACGATCTCTAGTATCAAAGTATTCTTCACCAACTTCCTGTAGCCTGCTAGTCAGGTCTTTGGTATTGACAAACAACACATCATCTATCAATTTTGTTTTTACCAACGGTAGTGGATAACCCACACTTCCGGGGGGAGTTTTTCTACCATCTGGGTGCTTTCCAAACACGCCAAATCCTGTTTCAGTTGACCCATAGGAATTTGCAATATGTTCTGCATTGACAAAAACCTGTTTCACTTGTTCCAGCAAAGATACATCTGCCAACCCGGCTTGGAACACAATTTCCTTAACCGATGACAGATCCGTTGTTTTCAACAGGTCTGTTTTGTTTAGCATCATGGACATCATAGGAGGCACAAGTGTCAATGATGTAATGCGATTCTTTTGTATGTGTTTTAAAAACTCGCTGGCATCAAAGTGTGACAGAACAAATAACACGTTGCCGCGTACGAGATTAATCACAAGCCAATTGATACCTGCAATATGAAACAACGGATTAGCACTCATGGTTCGATGTGTCACAGAATTCCAGAGCAACATTTTTTTCATGGCAGTTTCAGAAAACCTGTCTTGGAAACTGAACAAGACCTTTTTTGGGGCACCAGTAGATCCCGAAGTGTACAAGGCCAAAGTCACTCTGTTCAGATCCAAATCTTCAGGAGGAAGATAATCGTTGTCTACAAATTGATCAAAATCTGAATCAAACTCAATTGTGGCGATGCCCGCAGGAACTAGATGTTTGAACTTGGCATCGCAAAATACAAGCCCAACCTTGCTTTCATTGAGACAGAAATGTATCTTGTCTTCAGGCAGTTTGTAATTCAGCGGAACACAAACATGATTGGTTTTGTGTGTGCCTAACATGGCGATTATATAAGGTACAGAGTTGACACCAATTATGCCAATGCCAGCATCTGGAGGCAAGTGTAAACTATGCAACTTTCCGGCTACACTGTCAATCAAACGACTTAATTTTTTTCCTGAATAAATTGCTGGTCGATCGGTGGAAAGACCAATTACTAGGGACTCAGCGGGTATTGCAAAATTCATGACGGTATTTTATAAGGTATTTACTGCTGTAATACTCAAGTACTACAAAACCCTTGCAGTTTTGCGGGGCGTTTTTTGGTTGACCAAATATTCAAGATCGGCTATAATAATAACATGAAATTAGAAATCAACGAAATACTACAGTGGACCGGAGCAGTGGCTATCATTGCCATGCACGGCCTCAACGCCGTGGGTCCTGCGGCTTATCCCTACAACATCATCGCGGCATTTATTGGCACCGTGGCATTCCTTTCATGGACCATCCGTGTACGAAACCTGCCACAGTTCACAGTAAATGTGATTTCATTAGCCATAGGCTTTGTAGGGTTATACAAAGCGTTTGGTTGACCAATAAATCCCAATTTGCTATAATATACACATAGACACACAAAAGGAGCCACAAATGGACTTGAGCAAAGCATTCGCAAAAGATCAGCAACGACAACGCGAAATTCGCATGTATGGTTGCACTGAAGCTGAACTCCGCGACAGCGTTGAAGACAGCATCACTTTCAAATTTTCCGGAGCCGCAATGGTTGCCGCCGGCATCCTCAGCGATTGCCAAGAAATGGTCAGTTACGGTCCTTATGACAGCGACCGACTGGCCAACATCATGGAAACCCAGCGCCAGATGCTGAATCAGGCCAAGTGGATTTTGTTTGAATACATGAGCAAGGAGACAGCATGAGCCGTATGAGCGACCTCGACGTAGACATTCAGGACCTGCTAGAAAAGGGCCGGTCTCCCATGGACGTGGCTCGAGAACTGGAGATCCCGGTTAGTTGGGTTTACGAAAAGCCCGAGGCAGTTGAAGAACCTGAAGAAGTTCTTAGCCCTTTTGCTACAATTAACAGTTGACCGCTAAATCAACTTCTGCTATACTATAGACTTATTAACTTGAAAGGCACAGCCCATGTCAGATTCCCGCACCGTTACCGCGCTTCAAGCAAAAAAATCTTTGCTCAAAGCATTCCAAGTCAAGCGTCCTTTGTTCCTGTGGGGTCCTCCCGGCATTGGCAAGAGTGAGCTGGTTGAAGGCATTGCCAACGACCTTGGCGGCTTGATGATTGACCTGCGCCTGGGTCAGATGGAGCCCACAGACATTCGTGGTATCCCGTTCTACAACAAGGACATTGGCAAGATGGATTGGGCTCCTCCTGTGGAACTGCCTGATGAAGAAACTGCCGCACAATATCCCATTGTGGTGTTGTTCTTGGACGAACTTAATAGTGCCGCACCTTCTGTTCAGAGTGCCGCTTATCAACTAATTTTGAATCGACGCATTGGCAAGTATAAACTGCCTGACAATGTTGTAATGGTTGCCGCAGGTAACCGTGAAAGCGACAAAGGTGTTACCTATCGCATGCCGACTCCCCTGGCAAACCGTTTCATCCACCAAGAGATGAAGGTGGACTTTGCTAGTTGGCAAGAGTGGGCAGTTAACAACCGCATCCACAAGGACGTGGTTGGTTACTTGAGTTTTGCCAAGCAGGACTTGTACGACTTTGATGCCAAGAGCGCCAGCCGTGCCTTTGCTACTCCGCGTTCATGGACCTTTGTGAGCCAGTTGTTGGACGACAATAGCGATGACGACACCACAATGAACCTGATTGCAGGTACTGTAGGCGAAGGGCTTGCTGTGAAGTTTATGGCACATAAAAAGGTTGCAGGCAAGATGCCCAACCCTGCAGACATCTTGAGCGGCAAGGTCAAGGACTTGCAGGTCAAAGAAGTGTCAGCCATGTATAGCCTGGTGATCTCCATGTGCTACGAGCTCAAGGCGGCTGTTGAGACCAAAGTGGAAGACAAGAAGTTCCATGAGATGGCCGACAACTTCCTGGGCTACATGATGAAGAACTTTGAGACTGAGTTGACTGTGATGGGTGCTCGTATTGCGTTGACCACATACGACTTGCCCTTCCTCCCAACCAAGCTCAAGAACTTTGACGAGTTCCATCAACGCTTTGGCAAGTATATCTTGCAGGCATCCGCCTAAGTTTAAGGGGCCGTGTGGTTAAATACACGGGCTGTGTACACATGGCCCCTTTTCTTTCTCTACTATGAAATACAAAGTTACAAAAATGGACGGGCGATTCAACAAGCGCCGGTTTGATTATATAATCGAGTTCTCAAAGGTTGAAAGTTTTGGTACTGGCGTGTTGGACTTTGATCGTTGCAGGCGCTGGTTCAATCAGAACTTTGGATGGAGTCAAGATGTTGAAACTCGAGACTCCATGTCAGTAAATCGTCGTAACAATCAAGAAGCCTACCAGGCAGACGATATCAATCTTGTATGGGCCTATGCAGTTAAGTATGGCGATTACCGCATCTATGTTGACAACGACAAAACACTCAGTTGGTTTTTGCTATGTCATCCCGTATCACAGTAAAAAAGAATCTAATTATATTTCACCACCCAGGTGACTGGAGTGCCATTTATTCAAAGATTCTCAAAGATTTTGGCATGGGTATGGCAGTGCGCACTCGACTGAGACGTGAACTTGGATTCACTTATCGCAATCATCAAGAGTGGATCCAAATCAAAAAAATGGATGGAGGCCACAAGTATTGCGAACAGCAGGTACATGTTGATTTTTACACAGAATCTTCACAAAGTTGGTTTCAACTGCGGTACCTAAATTGTACTACTGAAGTACTACCAATTATAACTTGACCAACAAATCGTGATCTGCTATAATATACACATAAGCAACAAAGGAATAGCCCGTGACTACCAGTACAGTAAACAAAAAAGAGTCTGATAAGTTTAAAGATCTTATTGGACCCATGGACACCAAACTTGACAAAGTTGTGCGTGAAATGTTGATCACCGCCCGTGTGGGTTTGTTGTTGAAGGCTAGTTTCTTTGGCAATCTTGCTACACGTTTGAAACTGGTAAACGCAGATGAGTGGTGTGCTACTGCCGCAACAGACGGCAGAAACTTCTATTACAATACCCGCTTCATTAAAATGCTCAAGCCCAAAGAGATTGAATTCTTGTTTGGACACGAGGTGTTACATTGTGTTTATGATCACTTTGGACGTCGCGGCAATCGTGACCCACAGTTGTTTAATATTGCCAATGACTTTGCTGTGAATGGTGACTTGGTCAAACACAAGGTAGGTGAGATGATTACATCTGTGCCTTGCTTGTTCGATCGCAAGTATGAAGGCATGAGCTCGGAAGAGATCTATGACCAGTTGTACGAAAAAGCAGAAAAAATCAACATCGGCGACTTGCTGGACAAAATGATCGACGAGCACATGGATGGCGAAGGCGATCCCAATGACGGTGATGGTGACCAAGAAGGCAAAGGCCGTCCCAAGCTCACTCCCGAAGAACGCCAGCAAATCCGTGATGAGATCAAAGAAGCCATGCTAGCGGCGGCCGCTACTGTGGATGGTGCAGGTAACTTGCCCGCAGG